TCCAATGGGATGAGGGAGAGAAATTCTACAAGTTCGTGGAGTGGTTAGAATATCTAATTAAGTATGTGTTCAAGGTATGGGACGTAGAGATTAGTGGTAAGGTAGAGTGGCGAGGAGAAGAGTGGGAAGATACTGGTCAAATTATTGTGAAAGACAATGTGGTTGTAGTTGAATCAAGCTACTAATAATAACAATAGAATAGCATGGTGCTTGGGGAGTTCGATTCTCCCCTATTCACGACATAAGTCAAATAATTAAAATTAAATAAAATGGCAAACAATTGTTGGAATCACGTAGTGTTTAATGGAGATGCTACACAGCTTAAAAAATTAAAAAACAAGTTCAAGGAGTATGACAAAACAAACTACTTTACAGAGTTTGGAGACTTTGTTTTAGACAAGGGTAAGGTTGGAGATAGCCTTGAAGTTTTGGAGGAAAGACATGTGAATATAGAGCGTTATCAAATGTGTTACACCTATGGAACAAAATGGTGGGAATTTTGCTTAAAGAGTTACAATTATGATGATGCTGATGACTTTACGATTGCTGGAGATAGTGCTTGGAGTCCACCAATAAGCTTAGTTGAGCAGATTTGTATTTACTACAACCTGACTGCTAATATGGAGTATGATGAGTGTGGTTGCGATTTTGCTGGTATAGTTGAATTTAATGAAAAAGGAATTGTAGACCACAAAGAAATGACCTATCACGAGAGTAGATACGTGGATGATGTTGGCTCATGGATGGAAAATCTATATTACAATTTTGAAGAAGAAACCGATAGAGAGGAGTTAGAACATGCTATGAAAGAAGAGCATGATTACGCACACAAAATACATGTGGACGAATTTGTAAACATGGTGCTGGAAAGCAATTCATAGATGGGCAATAACAAGTATTTTTGGGTACGACATCATATCTTCTTGGGTACGTTGTCGTATCTTTTTTAAAAAACATAGCTTAGTTACTATGTATTTATAGTATCTTTACAAACCAAGTATAACTAAAGTTTAATAAAATCATGACAAAAAACTATATTGAATTAAGAGAGCTTTTCCTATCATTTAATCCTAACAAGGACAAGCAAGAATTGAAAACAGAAGAAATTGAGTACACAGAATTTACAGAGATTGAAGAGGATGAAGTCCCTTTAGGTATCTAACCAGTTTGAATTGTAGTTGATTTAAACAATCGCCTCCACAGAAATGTGGGGGTTTTTGTGGTACAAAACATAACGTAATGGCAATAGACAGACAACATTGGACAAGCACCAATACATTAGAAGAAGTAAAAGTTGATACACCCTCTTATTACGATGGAGACAACAACTACACTGCCATCGAGGTAGTGACAAATTTTAATCTAAATTACAATTTAGGAACTGCATGTACTTACATACTAAGAGCATATAGTAAACACGAGAATCCTAATGAAGATATTCAGAAAGCAATAGATCACTTGCAGTTTGAATTAATCAAACTAAAAACCAAATAAATGAAAAGAGATATATTTGATGTTTACGCTAAAGCAATAGCTAAGAAATTTCACATCACTTTAGATGAGATGTTTGAAAAGAACAGAAGAAGAGACATTGTAGATGCAAGACAGATGCTTTATTATCTGTGTATGGAAAGACCAATTAGAGTTTCATATATAAAGAGATTCATGGAAGAGAATGGTCACAAAGTGACGCATTCTAATATTATTTACAGCTATAAGAAAGCTAAAGAATTAATAGATGGAGATTCAGACTACAAGAATCTTATTACTGAAATTTTACACAATTAGTATGTACACGTTAAAAGAAATCTTACATCAGGCAATGAATCAAAATGAGCCAGTTTTTAGTGACCAGCCTATAGGATTTAATGTAATGAAGATGGGTGTTAAGATTCATAAATTCAGTGATGAAATTAGAATAATGAATACAACTAAAGGTGGGGATTACTACACTGAGTGTACTCAAATAGAGTATTCTTTTTTTAAAGAAAGTGGATGGAACGTGGGCTGTATAAAATTAGGAATATCAAATTGCTTACATAAGCTGGAGCTTATAGAAAATAAAATCAAGAATGAAGTTAATACTCGTAAAAACGACAAACACATTCAAAATCTAAAAAACAAAAGAGAACAAGCCTTGCATAAATACGCAGAGCTTCAGTTAAAGTTAAAATCAATTATTAATTAAAATCAAATCAAATGAGTACAGAGAAAAGTTATTTTGAAAAGCTGGTTGCGATAAACGTAAAAAGCAAAATTGAGAAAAAAGGTAATCTCGATTACCTATCATGGGCTAATGCATGGGCATACCTAAAATTAGAGCATTCAGATGCACAAAGAAATGTTTACGAATCTCCTGAGACTGGACTAAACTGGTTCACTGATGGTGTAACTGGTTATGTAAAGGTTGGTATTATAGTAAACAATATTGAGCATATTGATTATCTTCCAATTAAAGATTTCAGACAGAAATCAATTACTGTAGATAAAATCACATCCATGGATGTAAACACAGCAATCCAAAGAGCAACTGCAAAAGCTATTGCAATGCATGGACTTGGATTAAGCTTGTATGCTGGAGAGGATTTAGTAGAGACTACAAACGTGACTGCAACACCTCCTAAAGCAGAGAAAGTTAAAACTCTTATTACCTTAGATATTGGAGATACAAACTGGGTAAAGGTTCTTTCTTTTGTTGCTAAAAATAAATCTTTAGGTCTTGAGGAGATTGCTAAAAGATTAGAAACTAAGTACAACATGAAAGCTGTTGTAAAAAAGGAACTTGCTAAAGCTATAAAAAATGGATAAATCAGAGATCTTAAAACACCTTGAAGATGACTCTAAATACTATGGGGAGTTCGGTAAGCAGTACTTATCGAATTCCGACATAGGAAAGCTGTTAAAAAATCCAACGCAGTTTAGAGTTAATCAGGAGATGACCAAGCCAATGTTGGAAGGAAGATATTTTCACACTAAAATATTAGAGCCACAAAAAATAGACAATTTTATTGAGGTTGATGTTACATCAAGAAACTCTGTTAAGTACAAAGAAGCATTAGAGAACTCACTTGGGGAGATGTTGTTACTATCAAAAGAAAGGGAACACCTTGATTTTTTATGCACTAAGATGACCTCTAACATGGAGATGTTTGATTATATTTATGATGATGGAAATGAGTTTGAAGTTCCAGAGATACAAAAGATTATGTCTTTAGACTGGAAGGGTAAAGCTGATATTGTAAACCATAACAAGGGTTTGTTAGTGGACATAAAAACCAGTGGAGACATAGATAAATTTATGTATAGCGCCAAGACTTATAACTATGATAGTCAAGCCTATGTATACCAAAGACTCTTTGGTAAGCCATTAATTTTTTTAGTAATAGATAAGCGTACAGCAAGATTAGGTATTTTTGAATGTTCTGATTCTTTTTTAAGAGGAGGGCAAGAAAAAGTAGAACAAGCTGTTGAGGTTTATCAAAAATATTTTAGCAATGAAGCAACTGAAGATATACATTCGTACATTCATAAGCAAATATTATAAGCTACTGAAATTTACACCAAAAAAATCTGTTATGTGGATAGAAGTTCCAATGTCTTGTAACAGCGTAGAACATAAAAATAATATTATGTTATCTACATTAAACCACATGGAGCAAACAATTAAAATTAAATAAGATGAGTGATTCAATTGAGAAAATTTATGTAGGAAGTGGAAAATCAAAGTTTGAAGGAGACCAAGTAGCAATATCTGTGTGTTTATCAGATCTTCCGAAAGACTGGAAGTTCGAGTACAACAACAAAGAGTACGTTAAATTAATTGTTCAGAAAAAAAGAGAGGTAGACCAGTACGGAAAAACACATTACGTGGCTATCGACACATTTAAGCCTGAAGCAAAAACTGAAGAGAAAAAAACTGAAGAGGATAACCCCTTCTAAACAACTACACATCACTAAGACAAAGGGGGCTTTTGCCCCTTTTCTTGGCGATAAACTGTGACAAATGTCACTTTTAAAGGGTTTTACTGAACTCTATAGTAAAAATTATTAATCAACTATTATTATCTATACTTTTTATATTATTATTAGCATTACTAACATTAAAGAATATAAGTAGTTAGAATACAAGAATTTAGATAATTAAAAAACGACATAAAATCGACATAAAATGGACATTACGTTATTTAAAGACATTAAACAGACATCACGACCTTTTTACAGAAACATAAATTTAGTACTTACGAGGATACAAGAGGGGGCTTCAAAAGACATAGTAAAAAAGATACGTGCAGAAAAAGACAAAGAGAACAGAAACATACTAAAACAAAAGCTACCAGCAATATGCTTTAGTGGGGAGTTCTCAAAGAGAGCAGATAACGCTTTGAAAAAACACAGTGGATTTATTTGTTTAGATTTTGATGGTTACAAGTCTAATAGAGATTTATTACAAGAAAAAGAAAGGCTATCTAAAGACAAGTACATTTATTGTGTATTTATATCTCCAAGTGGAAATGGATTAAAAGCATTAGTAAAAATACCACCAATAGCAGATAATCACAAAAGCTACTTTCTAAGCCTTCAAAATTATTACGACAGCGAATACTTTGATAAGACATGTAAAAACATCTCACGAGTGTGCTATGAGTCTTATGATCCCCTAATTCACATAAATGCTCAGTCAAGTTTGTGGGATAAAATTGAAGAGCAAGAATACATAGAAGTTAATAAGCACTCAGACATTCCTACAATACCAGTTACAGATGAAAATAAGATAGTAGATATTCTCGTGAAGTGGTGGAATAAAAAGTTCCCAATGAATGAAGGAGAGAGAAATAACAATGCTTATGTTTTAGCTGCGGCTTTTAATGACTTTGGTGTGTATCAATCTTTAGCAGAATCTGTTTTAATGAACTACAGAACAAAAACATTTACACAGTCCGAGATAAAAAGAACTATTGAAAGCGCTTACGCACAGAAGCATAACTTTGGAACTAAGTACTACGAAGACGAGGACAAGGTAAACAACGTCAGAATGAAGCTAAAGCGTGGTGTGTCAAAAAAAGATATCAGAGTTGAGCTTGAGAACTCTGATGTAGAGCCTACGACAATAGAGAATGTAATATCAAGACTTGATCAAGAAAATGCTAATAACCAGTTTTGGACCAAGAACGACAAAGGAGTTATAAAAATAGTACACATACTGTTTAAACAATTTTTAGAAGAGAGTGGATTTTTTAAGTTTAATCCTGAAGGCAGTAAGAATTATGTGTTTGTAAAAGTAACAAACAACCTTATTGACCATACATCAGAAAAAGAAATTAAAGACTTTATTTTAAATTATTTACTGGAGGTAGATGACTTGTCAGTGTATAATTATTTCGCAGAGCATACTCGCTATTTTAGAGAAGAGTTTTTAACTTTACTATCTTCTATAGATGTTTATTTTATTGAGGACAACAAAGACACTGCATATCTTTACTACAAGAATGGAGCTGTTAAAGTAAAACATGATTCAGTTGTAAAAATTGATTATTTAGATTTAGGTGGATACGTTTGGAAAGACCATGTAATTGACCGAAACTTTCGGTTATGTGATGGAGATGGATGTGACTACCAGCAGTTTATAACTAACATATGTGGTCAGGATGATAGTAGAATAAAATCTATGAAGTCTACAATAGGATATCTATTACACCAATGGAAAAATCTTTCCTATTGTCCAGCAGTAATTTTAAATGATGAGGTTATCTCTGACAATCCTGAAGGTGGAACAGGAAAGGGCTTATTTATGAACGCTTTAAGTCATATGAAGAAGTTAGTATTTATAGATGGTAAGTCATTTAATTTTGAGAAAAGTTTTGCTTATCAAACTGTAAGTGTAGATACTCAGATTTTATGTTTTGATGATGTTAAAAAACATTTTGATTTTGAGAGACTATTTAGTGTTATAACAGAGGGGTTGGTATTGGAGAAAAAAAATAAGGATGCTATTAAGATTCCATTTAGCAAATCTCCAAAAATTGCTATAACTACAAATTACGCAATCAAAGGACAAGGTTCGTCATTTGCAAGAAGAAAATGGGAATTGGAATTAGCACAGCATTACACTAAAGACTTAACCCCTTTGAAGGAGTTTGGCAAACTTATGTTTGGCGAGTGGGATGATGATGAGTGGTGTGAGTTTGACAACTACATGATTGGTTGCCTACAAGAATACATGATGCATGGATTAATTAAGTCTAAGTTTGTAAACCTAAAAATACGACAGCTATCCGCTGGAACATGTCATGAGTTTTTGGAGTGGTGTGGATTAATTGGAAGTAACAATGTTAATGATAAATTAGTTAAAGGTCGAAAGGTTTATAAGAACGATTTGTATTTAGACTTTGTTGAAGATAATCCTGATTTTGCACCTAAATCAAAAATGACTGTTTCAAGAACTAAGTTTAACAAGTGGCTTGAAGCATACTCTTTGTTTAAATATGAGTGTAAACCTGAAGCTGATAGAGACCAGCATGGTAGATGGTTGCGATTCAGAACAAAGCATGAATTAGAAACTAACGGTAACTTTGATTTTTAATATGGAATTTAGAACCTATCAATTAGAAATGATAAACAAGGCATTACCTTTATTGGAGGTACACAAATTTGTGTATCTTGCAATGGAGGTGCGTACTGGTAAAACTCTCACGAGCTTGGGTGTAAGTGAGCTTTTGCCAGTATCAAACCTTTTATTTATCACTAAAAAGAAAGCAATAAGCAGTATAGAAGACGATTACAAACTATTAAATCCTTCTTACAAAATTACTGTAATAAACTACGAGTCATTACACAAGATAGATCAAAAGGGATGGGATATGATTGTCTTGGATGAAGCTCATTGTATGGGAGCATTTCCAAAACCAAGTAAGAGAGCCAAGCAAGTAAAAAGTCTTATAGCTAAAAACAAATGCTATGTAATACTATTATCAGGAACACCAACACCTGAGTCTTACAGTCAAATGTATCATCAAGTCTACGCAATACCTAAAAATCCTTTTAACGGATACAAAAGTTTTTACAGATTCTGTGAGGACTACGTTAAAATAAAAATAAGACCTATTGGTGGATTCAGTATCAGAGATTATAGTGATGGTTCAGAAGAAATTATACGAAAAATGCAACCATATACACTATCCTATACTCAAAAAGAAGCTGGTTTTAAGGTAGAGACCAAAGAACATGTGTTAGAGGTTGAAATGAATCCTATCACATACCAATTAGCTAACAAATTAAAAAAAGATTTAGTTGTAGAGGGTACTGATGACGTTATATTGGCTGATACAGCAGTAAAACTAATGATGAAGCTACATCAAATGTATTCTGGAACGGTAAAATTTGAGTCTGGTAACTCTATGATATTGGATTTAAGCAAAGCTGAGTTTATTAACGACAACTTTGGAGATGTAAAGGTTGGAATTTTTTATAAATTTAAGCAAGAGCTTAACGCATTAAAAAAAGTTTATGGAGATCAATTGTGTACAGAGTTGGAGGAATTCAATACCACAAAAAAAAGCATCGCTCTACAGATAGTAAGTGGTCGTGAAGGGATCAGTTTAAAAAACGCTGAAGCTTTGGTGTATTACAATATAGATTTTTCAGCTACAAGCTATTGGCAGTCAAGAGATAGAATGACAACTAAAGAAAGATTAGAGAGTGATGTATATTGGATATTTGCTAAAGGTGGTATTGAAAAAGATATATACAAAGCTGTTACCAAAAAGAAAGATTATACATTGAGACATTTTAAAAGAGATAACAAATGAGGTTTGTGAAATTTTTTTTAATTTGGTACAGTCAACAAATGGCTATACCTTTTTGGATAATAGGACACGTACACTTACACTTTACCTCTTGGCATAATCTATACGAATACTCTTTATCTATTTTTTTGCACGTTATTGTAGGTGTGGGTTTTTGGATTGATTGGAAAAAAAACGGAAAAAAATGACAGAAGAAACAAAAGAAACATTAGGAGAGACTCTTAAAACAATTTGGGTTTTTGGTAAGCCACAGTCAATGTGGATTCCAATGATGAATCCAGCATATTTAACAGAAAACAACTTATGGGATGACAGAGCAACAGATACAAAACAAAAGGATTAAAGAGTTAGAGTCTGAAGGATACTATGTGATAAAATTAATTAAAACAAACAAAAATGGTATTCCAGATTTAATTGCGCTACCAAAAGGTTGTGATGTTTTATTTTCAGAAGTTAAAACACCAAAGGGGGTAGTTTCAGAACTACAAAAATATAGACTAAAAGAATTAGAAAATCATGGCTTTAAAACCGAAGTGTATAAAGGATAAAAAAATGGGTATATCACCAAGACAAAAAACGATTAAAACAATTATATTAAATGTAAATGAGGAATTAAATATTGATTTAATGGCTAATAATACATCACGAGTACAAGTGTATGTTTTTGCAAGATCTATTGTATACGAATTATTACGGAAACATTTACGAATGACTCTTATTGATATTTCAAAAGTTTTTAACAACAATCATGCTACTGTAATACATGGCCTAAAGCAGCTTCCATATACTATAAAATATGATTCTGAGGCAAAACATTCATACAATAATATTGTTTTTAAGTGGCTTGGAAATGTTGAAAACTTTGTGCCAGTAAATGATTCAGAGGTAAAAAAAAGAATTACGCAATTAATAAATGAAAATAAAAACTTAACTTTGGAAGTAGAGGCTTTAAATAAGAGTTTAAAACACTACACTGGTAAGTACGAAAAATTTTATAAATTAGTCGCAGATGCTGATCATAGATTAGGTGATAAGTTTTCAGTTTTTGAACGAAAAGTAAATACATTTCTTAATGGATTATAATATAAAAAAACAATGACAAAACCTGTTTCTGCTGATGATGTTCAAGCTATTAATCATATAAATTATGTAACTAATAATTTACATTCATTGACAGATAATCTTTATGAAGATTTAATGGATAGAGATCATGAGTCTGTTAAGAAAAAAGCTAAAAATATTGTAAATACCATGAATGAATTAATTAAATCTTTATCTGATGAAATCTAACGACTCTCAAAAAGAAATAATAAAAGAAATACTAAGACTTAAAAAATTACTTCAATCAGCTAAAGTACTATTAAGAATACAAAAACTTCAACAACTACTATGAATAAAGGAATCGCTACAGAACTACAAGCTTTTTGCAATACAATTGCTGAAAGATACTCTAATATAGCAAGAGTTGGAAACGTAAACAACGAAACATTTACAGTTGAAGAAATTATACCAACTTCAGACCATACAGCTTGCGTAAACTTCGTAAAAACTGGCGGCAAAGTTGCTGTTGCTTTTTTCTATTACATTAATAAAGGAAGGTCAAAAGGTTGGAAATACTTTTTCCCAACCGACTCTCATGTTAATGGATTTCAAGCTTTCTTGTATTATAAATTAGAAGCAGAACGTAAAAACTACTCTAAAAACTTTTAGTTTTAATCATATATTTCATCAAGTAATTTTTTCCTAATTTCTGCTTTTATTTCTTTTTGAATATCTCTTGGTTTAGGCATTCTTTCTTTAAGCTCTTGTTGTCTCTTATACATCTCTGGATTATATTTTTTCATTTCGGCTTGTGTCAAATCAAACAATCCTCTTTCTGTTTTTCCACCCTTGTCTCCTTGAGCATATTTAGAAAAATTAAATAACTTTAATATAAACGATCCCAAATCTTTTGATTCACCAATTGTGCTAAAATTACTCATCATTTTACGAAGCTGTCCTGCTGGTATACCTGTTAAAGCAATTGCCTCAGACATAAACTTATTCACCTTTTCTTGTCTTTTAACAGGATCTTTAATCTTACCGATATCAGTATATAATTTAGCTAATAAAGCTGTTTGCCCTAAGACTGGTATTGTAGATGGAGTTCCTACCCATGGTTTTCCAGCTGATGCTTCAATTATTGACTCTGCAACTTTACCAAGAATAAATAAAGCATTTAAGTTACCTAAAATACCTGCTCTTACCAGGTCTGCTTTGTCCTCATCATCAGCCCCTCTTAAAAGACCAGGGAGACCTTGAGACACCCACTGAAATAAAACTGGCATAACCACATGGTACACTGCTAAACTTCTTCCAGCCTTTGTTAAACTTCTTACGTAATCTAATTCTCCATTATCTTTTAAAACTCCCTTACCTTCTTTACCACGACTCTTAATAATTCTATACATGTTTCTAAATGCAATAATTTCTCTACGGAAATATTGTTTTGGAGTAGTTAAGAACATATTAAAGGCTCTTACAATTGCTCCTTTAGTTTGAAAATAATCTTTGTCTTGCAAATCATATGATTGCTGAGTTCTTAAAGTGTCAGCTTCAAATTTTATAATTGCATGATCAATTGCTTCTTGTTCTGTAGCGTTAGGATTTGCTTTTTTAAATTTATTTTTATAATATAAATAATTAGGCACACCACCAACTAAAATAGCTCCCTTATCACCAGCCATTGTAGTCCACATTAGTATTTTACTAATTTGATCTTGCTTTTCGTTGGTTAAACCAAATCGTTGAAGTAAGCCACCATTCATTCTTTCAAACTTATCGTCACTATAGTTTTCTACAGTTCTGGTAATACTTTGACCGTACCTATCTTGAAGAACCACAGAGTTATCTAAAACTTCTTTTACTAATGTACGTGCTTTAACCGTACTCATAGCAGCATTTTTTACCCAATTAATATACCCTATATCATTACCATATGTAACAAATGAAGTCATCTGCTTTAAAATAAGTGTTGGATTTAAACCTAAACGAGATAATAAAAATGTATTATTAAATGCATTTATTATTGCTGTTTCGTTTTGATTTTGTATTCCTTTATTAGCAATTTTTGTAATAGAATCATTAATATACTTCCATATTTCTGGACCAAACTTATCCTTAATCGTTTCTTTAATTAATGGAGATTGAAATATTTTATTAATATTTCTAATTGGAACTGCATATGCAGCAAAATACTCCATGTCTTTAGTGTAGTTTAACAATGCATCTACACCATCTGTTTTATTTATTGGATTGGTGTTTGCCTGTCTTGCCTTAGAACTCGCAGAACCTACATTTGTTATCCATGACTGACTATCTGCTAATAAATCTAATCCTTCAGCATCATTTTCGTTTTGTCTATAAACCCTACCAGCATAAAATTGATTCCATGGCATATCAGTTCTGTAAATCTCTTTATAAGTATTATTATAATGCTCATATGCTTCTGGATAATATTCTCCTACCATCCATTCGGACAATTGAATTAATTTATTATCTAATTTATCAGCAATTTCTTGCCTTATACGACTTTCAAATTCATTCTTAAAAGTCTCATTTCCTAATCGTGTAGCATCAAAAGTATTTATCATACTTTGCTTTAGCGAAGGATCTTGCATTTGAGAATAATAATACATCAATTGATTCTGACTAATATCGATTGTATTCTCTTGTATTTTCTTTTGTATCTCTTTTACTTTAGCAGCTACTTCTGATTTATTTTTTTTAGTAATAACTTTTTGAACCTCATTTAATTGGTCTCGTAACATTTCATCTTTTACTACACTACGAACAATAGTTTCTGTTGAGGATGAATTTTTTCTATTTACTGCTGTCCATCTTTTACCAAACAACTCAGTCATTTTTTCAGAAAAAATTAATTGCTGGTTAAGCATTCTTCCTTTAAACATCCTGGAAGCTTTACGTATTTCCTTTTGAGTTATGTCTTGAGTAGCTCCTTCAAATATTTCACCTGGCTGTGTTGAAATTCTATCAATTAATCCAGTCATATCTTCTGCTGTACCAAAAACACCTTGTTCAATAGCTGCTGCTAAACTTTTAAGTGAACCTCTAAATCTTGCTATAACATTTTTAGCTTTTAAACCTCCCCTTTCTTTAGCGTCAAGAGAAAGATCTTTTTTTATTGCTTGAAACTCTTTAGTAATCATGTGTTCCGTTATTTCATTTTCAGGAATTCCTTGATCAATAAGAGATTGTTTAGCATCAATATCGATACCTGTCATATCCTTATATACAGCTCTTTCGTTTTCTCTGTATTTAATTGCATCTTGTAATAACTGGTATTCAAGATTTGCTTTACCAGTTGCTTCAATTTGATTAAGACTACTTATCACAGAGCTTAATTGAGTTGTTTTATTAGGATCGTTCATTTCTTGAGTAAATGAAGTATTTATTTGCATAGCTAAAGTAATCTCAGCCATTGCCTCTAAATCATTCTCAGAAAATTCTGTTTTGTTAACTATAATAACATCACCACCCTTTTCACCTTCAACCTCTTCTTTTTTAATTTTGTTGTATTGATCTAATAATGCAACATTTGCTTCTATTATTTGATCACTTGTAGCATCTGGACTAACTATTAATTTATTTATACGGTTTAACTTTTTACGAATTTTATTATCTATTTTAACACCCTTCAATCTTCCGCTTTGAATTACAGTGTATTCTTTATTAAGAATTTTAAACAATGAGGTTTCTAAAGATTCGTTAGTTTTTTTTGTTACTTTTTTAAAAACCTCATCTTTTACTGATTCAAAATTAGTTGCAGTTACTCTATTTACTTCATCAATTAAATCAGTAATTTCTTTTTTACTATACAAGTCTCTTGGTAGAACCATACGAATATAGTTTCGCAATGCTCTTTGAACTCCTTTTAAATTTTTATCATCGAATTTAATATTTTTAATTCTTTTATTTATAGCTGCAATACGCTGTGGATTTGCTTTTAAAGGATCTGGAAGAAGTATTTGTAACATATCACGTTCCATTGCAAGCTGCTGAGATGTTTGTCTTTTACCTTTAACACCTGCACTTTTATAAATAGCTTGATCCATAAAGAAATCTAAAACTTTTAAATTAAGTTGCTCTTCGGATAAAGGAACTTCTTTAGTTTTTATATTTTTCTTTATTCTTTTTTTTATTAAATTGTTTTTTTCAACTAATTTTTTATAGTAGTTGTCAACCTTTTTCATTAATTTAAGACCAGCTAAAAAACCACCTTTTAAATCATTAAAACTTTTAGGGTACTCTCTAAACATGTAAGAATCAAATGCCTCATCTTGTACAACTTTAAATGCGCTACTTATTTCTTTAGCTGTAAAGGCTGGTTTAGTTTTACCATCAACCTTTCTTTTTCTTCGTTTCAAATAATCTAATATTGCAGCATCTGGAAATCCACCTTCTTGTCTACCAGCATAAATGATTCTTAATATATCATCTTCATTATCCATTACTTGCTGACGACCTCTTCGAGTAGGGTTTTTAACTCTTCCTTTAGGGCCATTCACAAAAACACCTCCACCGCCTCCATAAGCGCCTTTTTTAGCTCTTTTAGCTGTGTATCCTGGACCAATTCTATTAAACTGACGTTGTATGTCAGAGACCATAGCTTGAGCGCTGTAATAGCCGCTTGCTGGCATTCCAGTTTGATCTTTTATTTGTTGCTCAGTAGACTGCTCTCTACCCTGTCTTGAGGGTGATTTAAAATCTTTAAAGTCTTTTATGTCTTTATTAGAACCAAGTATATGAATTTGATTGCTTTCAAATACCACATAATCATTACCCACATACTTATCTCTGTCTGTTTTTAACTCTTTAGGGGTTGTGTTAACGTCATAAACATCTTCTAAAATAGCTGAATCGTTATTGTTTTTAACAGCTTCAGATACAGAGTCTACAAAAAATCTACCCCCATATTTGTTATCTCGGATGTTAGCTTTAAATGGATTTTTGATATCCAATAGTACTGTGTATAGTTGCTTGTTTTCAATTTGCCTAACTTTTACAGCGTAGTTTTTAGCTAACTGTTCATCAGAAACCATAGAAATTTCTAAAGAAGGTTTTCTCGCTGTTCTTGAAAAGTTTTCAAACTTTTTAGATGCTTCTTGAGCTTTTTTAAGTTGTTTTTTATATAATTCAGAACTTGTAATAAATTTGTCGTTTAGTAGTTTTTTTATATAATCTAATATTTGAGTTAATAATCTTTTACTTTTTACATACAAATCAGCAGATTCTGAATACTCATTTTTTGTGCTTTCTCTTAATTTCTTGTATGTTTCATTAAACTCATCAACCTTTACTTTTAATTCTCCAATTGCTTCCAAATAATATCTCTCAATATAAGTAAGAGATACGTCTTTATTGTTAGAAAAAAAGAATCCAAGTTTAGCACTATCTGCTTTTGTTGTTTCTCCTAATTTTTCTTTACTAAATTGTTGTATATTTTCGTTACCACCATGATAAACAAAATCTTTTACTTGACTATTAGGGAATATGGTTTTTAAGTATTCATTATATTGTTGTAAAGTACCAATGCTATTTAGTTTAGGATTAGACTTGTATACGTCTTTTACTGCTTGCTGCTCTCTACCTTCTCTTATTTCTGATTTTACAGTAGCTACTTTAGGGCCTGATCCTGCACTACTTGATACGTTTGAACTTTTAAACCTACCTTTTTGAAAATCTTCAAATGTACCAGAGAATGGAGCTTTACCTGATGCTATTACTTTTTTACCTTGTTTGTTTGTTCTATATTTCCTGGTGTCTTTAAGAGCTATTTTATATAACTTTTCTACAGACTTTCCTTTTGAATCTTTAAGATCAGTTTTTGTAGAAACAACTACCTCATCTTTATTAAACTTAGTATAAGAATCCGTAGCTTCAGTACTTTGATAAAAATTAGTAGGTTGAACAATTGCTTTTATTTTTGCTTTTACTGTCCATGCAAAAGAAGGATGATAATCAGCATCTCCCTTTTTTGGTCTTGAGGGTGTTTCAAAAGTAGTATTATCAAACTCTATAACACCAATTAAATCAAAAGGCTTGCTACCTACATTCATAGGATCTTCTAATTTTTCAGCAAATTCAATTTTATTTTTAACACCTAAAGCTTTTTGAACTTTTTTATTGGCAGCTATTTTATCGTTTAATATTTTTCTTAAATCTGGTGAATAATTATTATCAATATCTAAAAGTTCAACTAATTTTTTAGGATTTTCTATAAAATCATTTAAGTTAGTAAGGTTTGTTTTATTTTTTTCATTAAATATCTTTAAAGCTTCTTTACCATCCTTACTGGTTAAGCCACTATTGAAACTTTCAATTAACTCTTCATTCGTTATAACATTATTATCTAATAATTTTTCAGTTAATTGAGCAAAAATGTTTTGTTGAAACTGCCAAGAGCCTTCTTTAGTACCTACGTGTGGAGAAAATAAATTTGCATCACCTTCAATAGCATTTTTAATAAATCCTTCAGCATTTTCTTTACTATTAAAAGCAGCAAGATTAGAAACCTCTCCTATTTTAGATCCAGCTTTTTCCATCATGTCAGCAACATAATTTTTACCTCCATATAAGTCTAATACAATACCAGCCCCAATGTCAGTTGGTCCAGCATTAGTAAAATCATACATGTTAGTCACAAAGTTTTGCCCCTCATAATCTTGTAAATCTTTTTGAATAATGTTTTCCGCATAAGATCTGGTATCTGTATTGATGTCTGGAGCTTTTGATTCTCTACCTTCAAAAGTAAAAGTACCAACTTGCCCAGAATCACCTTGTTCTTGCTCTACATCTAACTCTTTATCTATTTTATTTAAAATATCTACATCACCTTCAGTAATCTCTGTTCCTGTTCTTACTTTTTTAGAAAACGTGTTCATGAAATCAATAACTGACTCGTCTGTTTTACCAAATCCACCAGGAATAGTAACCCCTAACTTAGAAGCCATCGATCTTATAAATTCAATAATTTTGTTTTTTGCTGGCTTCTTTAATGTTTTATATTCATTAGACATTAATGAAAACAATTCAGCTAATTTCTCTTCATTCTTAATATTTTCATCATAATTTTGCGCAAACTTATCTATTCTTTTAGATAACATAGAGTCAGCTGGTAAAGTTTTTCTTACAGCTGTTATTAATTTTTTAGCAGCTAATTGAGCTTGGATATCTCCACCTGATATTTTTTCTAAAAACACAGCATGAAAGACTTCGTGTGCTACCGTATTACCTTTAGCTTTGGTTAAATTAATATGTATAACCTTACTATTTGGATTGTAGTAACCACGACTACCTTTTGTTGCGTATTTTTCATACTCAGCCTGAGTATCATGTAATACCATTTTTACTTCAGGAGCAAGTTTTGCAATTGAACGAGCAGCTTTCTTTGCTTTATTAACTACAGCTGCTGCTAAAGACGTATTTTTTATCTCTGTACCTCCTTCTTTTTGTTTACGGTTTATAGATAAATTATCTGAGGTATTTTCAACGTCATCTAAAACTGTCTCACCAAAAAAGGTATCAATATCATCTTGTTCTTCTTTACTTACTTCCTCTTCGGTCTCCGTTTCATTCTCGTTTTCACTCGTGGTGTCACCCTCGTTGGTAGACTGCTCGTTGGATAAATTTTGTCCCACCGTTTCGCTACCTGTGGAAGATTCTTGCGCATCCAGGCTTGTTGTGCTTTGCTTTTGTAAGGCATCTTGTTCGTTTTTTATTTGTTCAACTGTAGGGTTTTGCACCCCCTTATCTTGTAAAGATTTTGTGGCATCTTCTTCTGTAACTAAAACAGATTCTTGAATTCCTTCAGTCTCATTTTTAAAATTGGTATTAGCTTTGGCTTGATTAGTACCTAACTGTCCAATTGATTCTTTTATTTCTTTTACTCTGGCCTCTTTTGTTTTATAAGACTTTAAATTCTTATTCATTTTTGCCATTTCAGCTTCTAACTTTTGCTGTTCAAAAACTAATATTAATCCTTTCTTTCTTGAATTTGCATCCATGTCAGATGGAAGATCCTTTAACGCACCTGTTAAAGTTTTAAAGTCTAACATTTCTTGATCTACTTCTTTCTGAGTTTTTGTTCCAGACGCTACTTCTAAATCTAATTTAGCTTTATGACTCTCAACCGTAACCTCATCATTTGCAATCTGATCAAAAAGCTCTACCATATCATCAGATATAAGATCTGCGCTACCTCGTTTAGCAGCGTTAATTACAGCTCCAGGAACACCCATAACAAAACCACCAACAGCTTCGGCCGCAGCTGCATGTCCAACAGTTTTAAAAAACTCTGCCGACCACATTTCAGGTTGGTTAAACATGTCTTTATTATTCATGTTATTCCATACATCCTTATAACCCATTTCAAAAGCTTGTTGCATACCACCAGTTTCAGCCTCTGATAATGTCGCACCTGCAACTCTTTTGCTAAATTCCATAGTAGCCTTAACTCCTTTATTAGAAAAAAGACCTTTGGTAATACTGTTTTTTACAACCCTATCCATGGTGTTTTTAAACATAACCGCAGTTGCTCCTTTAGGTAGCATATTAGTTACCTTATTCATTAAACCAGCCAATATAGTTTTGTTCGTTACTAAGTGTCTAAAACCTAAACGCTCCAATATTCCTACTGTAATAGCTGTTGGAATAACAATATTTTTTCTTTCAGACTCTGTAACATATTGAAAGTCAGGATCGTTGTTCATTTCTTCATTCATGGCTTCAGCCTGTAATAATGAAAACGAAACAGTTTGAGCTATCCCTCCTTTAGTAGTCAAACCTAAAGCTTTTGCCACTATATTTCTTTTAGCTGCTGCAAATCCTACAGCTGGTTTAATTTTTCCTCTTGATAAGTATGTAACTAATACAGATGGAAGTGATTTAGCAAGACCAGTAAGCCCTTCTGTTACAGGAATTCCTAAGAAATCAGCAACACCATCTCTGTTTTGTTTCATAAATTTTTCGTCTGAAATATCATCTTGAGATAAAATTTCATTTAAGTATTTTTTAAGAAAATCTTTTTGTGGATTTTTATTTTCTTTAACCTCTTGATCTAATACTAATCTTTTTAGTCTTTCACCTCTTGTTTTATCATACGCATAATCAGGAAGGTCAATGTATTCACCACTTAAAAATTTATTTAATCCTGATTGATTTTTATTAAAGTATTGTCCGTTTAGTGTTTTACTTAAATCAAATCCATCTGCTTCAAGTCGTTCTAAAGTTTCTTTAGGAAACTCACTCAATGACAATTCACCTTCTACTTTATCATCACCAATTCCTTGATCCTGCATTCCTTCTAACCATTTTTTGTAAACAGCTTCATCTTCTATATTTTCAGGAACTGGGTATTTAAGGTCTCTTGCTATATCAATGTAACGAGCTTTTTTTTCTTCAGGAGTCATCCCAAAGTCTTCGTTTACAGTCTGAACTACTTTGTAAAACCCATCAACACCAGCACCGTAAAGACTTGCAAGAACATCACTAACACCAGGACCAACAAAAGTGTTAATTAAGCCTCCAACATATGTACTATCATCTGCTTCTTTCATGTCGATATAATTTCCGACAGTTGAGTCAACTACTGTTTTAAGTTTTTTGTATTCGTTAAAACTGTTTCCTAACCCATTCTTTGTTTGTTGTAATCTTTTTCCAGCTGCTAAAGAATTTTGATATGCTAACTGCCATTCAGGTGTTGCTTGTACTTCTGGGCTTTGTCCCATTAATGCATCCATTTCATACTCTTGTGTAGTCTGAGCTTCTAAGTAAACATTGTATCTTGTGTTAAGCGCTCTGGCTTTATTTTCAACTTCAGCTATGTCTGATTTAGTTCCTTCAAGACTAAAGTATTTTTTTCTATTTCTATCATATCCAGTAGTTAGTTCTGCCATTTTATTGTCAGTCCTTCTATTGGCTTTTAAAAATTCTCTTAATTCTGAAGCTGCTGCTTTTTCAGTACCAAAAAGATCTCCTGTTAAATCTCCTAATACTGAATCTAAATTAACAGTAATGCTTTTACTGGGATCATCTTTAGATGTAACAGTCATTCCATCAAACCCATCAAACATACTACCACCTTGCTCAAAATCAAATCCGTAATCTTCAAAATGATATTTCATTCTGTTAACCACTTCAGACTCTTCTCTGTCAACTAAATCAGCTGTAACATAAGCTAATGATTTATCAAACTGTGAGTCTGTTGAATCGTAAGTAATTGTGTTAGCATTAATGTCTTTACCTTGCTCACGAGGATCGTAAGCAGGGTACTCGGTAACCATGTTAGGATCAATGCTGGAGTCGTATGCATCAAATTCTTCTTTTGTAACTTCTTTACCGTTAATTGAATAAGGAAAAACAGGTTTATCTTCCAACGAAGGATCAACTATGGTAGAAACCACAGAAGTATCTACGACCTCTGGAGTTTCGGTAGTAGAATCCGTAATAACCTCCTCCACATTTGATGGAGAAGTTTCGATTGGATTTTTTTTTTCTAATGCAGTAAAATATTCAACATTAAACCTTTCCGCATCTAAATCTGTTAACTTTTCATCTCTTAAATAAGAATATAGCTCAGTATTTTTAGCAGTTCCTGCCGCATACTCAACTTTAAATTGTTCAGCAGATAAATCTGTTAACCCTTCTTCCTTTAAATAATTGTATAACTCTGTAAACTTATCCATTAATTAAATTTCTTATTGGTTTTTCTTGTTCCTTTTCTATTTCTATTCTGACGAATTTCGTTTTCTTTTTGCGTAACTGTAACTGCTGCATCACGTAGCATTCCAGTTGCATCTATCGTTGAAGTTCTACTACCCACGTCATCACTCATTTGAATTGGTGGTAACTCAACCTCGTTATTGTTTTTATCTCTATAGGTTATAATCACTTGATTATTATTGTCATCCCATTTTAATTTAGCACCACTTTTTAATTCTTTAGGTAAGAAATTTGTAAAAACTTCAGAAAAAGCAGTTTGTACTTCTTTTTGAGTATCTGAATTCCCTAAATTAGGGCCTAATTTATCGTCCATATATACAGTTGGTGAAACCATAGTTGCAGTTGTTCCTGCACCCATTATCATATTTTGCTGAGAAGCTGATGACACTGCTGGATAAGGAGCTAATGAGGCATATTTACTTGCATCACCACCATTAAGAATTTCTCTTTCCATAGCTTTTAATTCATCCGCAGTTACGTTTTTACCTTGTGATTCAATTTCAGCTTTTAATTTTAAAGCATATGCTGCTGTTTCTTTTTCAAAAGCTTCTGCATTTAAATTAATTTCACTATTAGTTGGTTTCCCACCCTTACCAGTACCAGTAGTCAATTCTTTAAGTTCAGGAGGTTTACCTACTGCTTTTACAGCTCTTTCATTAGCAATAAAGCTTCTGTCTTCTTCATCTGTAGATCCCCTTGTAGTACTTCTAAATCCTCCACCTGGCTCTTTGTCGTACATATCAGCCGCATATTTAAATGAGTCATCATCTTGATCAGTGACGTATCTCCATAGCTCTTGAGACATTACTCTTGCATTTTTAGGAACACCATTCTTATCAAATCTATTTATTGGCTCAACTCTACCATCTTGGTAAGTTATAAGAATTTCATCACCATCTCTTATAATATTATCAATTCGTTTTGCTGGATCTGTTTGGTCTTTATTTAATGCAACAATACGATCATTAGCCTCTGCATCAAATTTACTTGCGTCATCTGAAACCAATGTATTAACACCATCCATAAACGCAATAAGCTTTCTATCTTCTTTTTTTCCAGCCAAAGTAGCAGCACTTGGATCTTTTTTCTGTTGTGGTGTTGCTCCTTGAGTCATTTTTACAATGTGATCAACTTGAGATTCAACAGCTCTGTCTGCAATCTTACGAGCTGCTGATTGTTGAGCTGTATTCATTTCAGGAATCGGTTGACCTGAACTCATGTCAACTTTAATCATGAATTTTGTGTCTACATTTGGATGATCTTTTTTAAATTGACTCTCTGTCTGAGCAAAGTAATAACCATTACCAGTTGTCAATATCTCTGCCGCACTTAAATTTGATGCATCATTAACACCAACCATAGCATTTATTTGATCTTTTTTCCACATGTCGTAAGTAATGGTTTTCCCATTCTCATCTTTACCAAATTCTCCTAATTGCCTAAAATCCTCAATAGTCGTAATGTTACCACCACCACCAAGAGCAGTTAATCTTTCACGTTCAGAAGTTATAATCGAAGCAATATTAGCTGTTTGTGTTTTTGCTAAATCATTTACATCAACACCAGCATTTTTATACTTCATGAAATCCATCATAGTATTTGGATTCTGGTAATCTTGTTTTTGAGTTTCGTAATCTGGCATTACATCATATAGTCCAGTTTTTGCATTTTGCCCCATTGTCACTAACTGCATTTTACCGTTAGTAGGGTTGGTCCATAGTTTTTTGTTTTTTAAATTACCTAAAGCTTCTGTCTGTAAATTAGTAAAAGTCTCTAAATTACCTGACGATATATTTGGATCTTCAAGTCTGGTTCGAGCTTCAACAGCCCAAGCATCCCAGCCTTTTACAGCTGTACTTAAACTTTTATACCCATTTTTTTGTTGTTGCATAAACAACATATTGTCTTTTGGGCTAATTAGACCACGTTTCATTAAATTGTTTTGTGTCATAACTGCCTCAACAGACATACCAGATCCATTTATTAATAAAGAAGCGGCATCTTGAGTGCCTGTCTCTGGAACTTGACTAAGTTGTTCAATGGCATCTTGGGTAGATTTTTCAATAGCAGCTTTTTTGGCTTCTCTTTCATCTCGAATTGTTTCAAGCCCCTTAACTAATTGTCCTGATATTTCATTCCAATTAACTTGCGTACTATCTACACTTCTTTGTGCGTAAACTGAATATTTATTAGCCCCTGAAGGTCTTGATTTATCTTCTGCCATGGTATTTTTTTAAGGTGTATCGAATTGAGCATAAAATGCAGCATTATATGTTCCAGCTTTAGCTAAGTCTTTAAGTTGTTTTTTAGAATATCTTTTTGTAAGCCTATCCCTCATAAAATTAGTACCCATCGGAGTAGAAGTGGTAGGTGCAAATTTTGCCGCTTCTGTTGCATTATAGTCTGGATTTGCAATTTGATTTCCTTTTCCATCATCTATCGTTTGTTGACTAAACTTTGCATAAGCTGCTTTTCCTTCTACTGTTATACCATTTGGATTAACAATAGTGTCTTGAGTCAGCTTTGAGTCTAATTGATCTAAAACACTTTGAGCTGCCTTATCCTTACCACTTGCTGTATACAACGGTACAGCTGAAGCAGCTGAACCAACAGCTGAACCAACAGAGGAAACACCTTGAATCATAGCTGCTGCTGATGCTTCTTGAGCATCTCTTGATATCATTTGTTGATCCGTTGCCGCACCAACTTTCATATCTTTAATATCTTGGTTAATGTCTGACTTTTCTTGAGTTTGTAATTTTTCTAAATCATATAACTCTTTACCCATTGCAATTCGAGTGCCTTCATTTGATGCAGTTGCTCCTTGACCAACCCTTGCAACACCAGCCGCTAAATTACGAGAATCACCTTCTTGTAAAGCTTGTATACCTTGTTGTTGAACTTGTAAGTTCTGATCATACTCTCTACCGTAAGCATCTAAAGGAACATTAAGTTGACCAAAATATTGGATTTCGGCTTTTCTTTCAGCTTCTTCCATAAGTTTTTTACTTGCTGCTGACGCTTTTTCTCCAGCTTTTTTAGATTTTGCTGCTTGAGCAAAACTCATTCCTGCCGAAGTAGCACTTATTGCTACTGCTGTTGCTGCTATTGCTGTTGCTAATGCCATTTTATAATCTTTTTATTATTTCATAAGATGCTTTTGCATCTACGTGGTATCCCAGTTTTTTATGAGTATCCATTAAATGTTTGTTTCTTCCTATACTAAATATATATTTTTTATCAGCAGCTTTTACATACTCTTCACAAGTTAAAATTAAAAACTCAATAGCATCCTGTCTGTCATCATC